TTTGATTTCAACCCGACTTTTCATAACTTTGAACAATATTTTAAATTAAACATAATACCTATCGGTTCGAGATGAATAGATAGGTATGCAAATATAAAATATATTCAACATATAAGCAGGTGTATTACAGTATATAAACTTATCACCATTGATATATATACAAAAAAATGGAGGAGACATGCAATCTCCTCCAAACACTAAATCAACTATTATGGAAAACTAAACGCGCATCATCACCAATAACATTGATCCTCTTGATCAATATTCTCAATCCATTTCTCGCACTCAAGATTAAGATCAGCGTACTCCTGCCCCTCTACCATCAAAACCTCACGGGCTTTGGCGTTGGCGTCCTCAACGGATACCCATGACCTAAACCTGTTGGCTTTGATAGAATAATATACCTTACCTGATTTATATCCAAACGGGCATACCTTCTCAAACCAATCACCGATCGTAGTATTATAGAATACAGGGGAGCAACTACCTTCGGAGTTAGCCTTCTCCTGTCCTTCTTTCATGAACTTCCTATAAGCTAACGTATCAGCATCAATCTGGGATATATCGGATATGACGGCTCCGGCTGGCAATTCATACACAATACCTTCTTTGCCTGATGTCCCGGCCTCACAATCGTTCTTGTAGAAAACGCCACGGAAAGGCTGTGAGGCCCAGTCCTCGCAGCAAGCCCCGACGGAGTTGGCCTCCCCCTGCCCGATCCGTCCCAGCTCCGCCCTAGCCTTATCATTGGCGTCTTTCTTGGATACGTATGACACAAACCTGCCTTCCTCTACACATACCTGTTCCTTGGACCCCTTACCGCTTACGCAATCGTTTTTAATAAACTCATCGCATACCTGATCATTATACCATACAGCCGGTATTATGTCGGCATATGTGTTGGCGTAATCCTGACCGTTGGCATTGACATCATCCTCAGCCTTACTATCAGCCTCTTCCTGCGTATCGCCAAAATAGACGTTGGCCGGGACCCGGTAGTTAACAGAGCCGCCCACGTACCCGGCAGGCGGGTTGTTTCTGGTGAACGTCCGTACTATTTCTTTATTTCCATATATCATCGTAATTCACTTTGTCACAAAGATAGATATTTTACCGACATGAGGCACATAACCGTAAATGCAAATACGCAGTTACCTGATTATCATTTTTTGGGCAAAAATGGAATTAATTATCCCAGTGATTAAACGACTCCAATCCGGCGAACACCCCATAGTCCCTAAACATACCTCCACACAATATGAAATCACTTTTCTTGCTGCCATTTATAGACGACAATATGTATTTATATCCCTTGCCTGTTATGTAAATAGTCCTCGCATATATAACCTTACCAGATTCGGTGCATATATTCTTATCACGATAATGAGCGAATCCTTTCCTTACAGCATTAGCTGTAATCTCCCAATCTCCATTAACCTTAACCCTTTTGACTATTATCTTTATCTTAACAAGAAAATCTCGTAAACATTTATCGCTTATAATTATATCGTTCTGCTCAAGCTTCTTGGCTAAATCCCTTACCAGCAAATCTGACTCTCCAGACATGATAAACGACTCTGAAAATTTTATATCCTCTTTCTTCGACTCAAGAACCTTAGCCATCTCCTCGGCTTTGGCCTTCTCCTCTAACGCCAGCTTCTCGGCGGCCACCCTGCCACGATATTCCTTAGCCCAAGCCTCAGCAGCGGCGGGAGGATCATTAAAATCAGGAATCACGCATTTGCCTGTAGTGAGAAGCTCTTTAATCCTGTCCAAGCACCATAACCTGAAATCAACGCTAAGCCACTGAGCGAAATCTAAAGCCAGATCCTCACACATCCATGTGCCAGGATTAACCGTACCCCTGATAATAGTAACAGGCTGAAAATCAGCATTACCATATTTTCTGGTAATGGCATTAATTAACTCATTTACAGAAGATAACGATAAATAATCATTTGGTCTCTTTTTAAACGGCTTCGCCATTTCGGTAGCATTCACATAAGTAATACCGTTCTCTGTTTTGAAAGTTATATCACTACCATTGTAGCTAAATATTGTAGATAATCCTTTTTCGTTGGATCTGGACGCCAAAATTCCACTACTAGCCTTCGTAGAATCATTGGAAATAATTATATTTGCACTCATAATAAATGACCTATATCCATTATATCGTGAGATATGATGGATATACAAAAATAGCCAATTGAATCGTCTATGACAAATCAATTGGCTATTTTTTACATCAAACACATAAAGATATTTCGCAACTTGCCAGTGTATCTATCTAACCTGCTTATTTAGAAGACTCCCTACAAATTGGATACTTGATTTACAGTATCTTAACATCTAGCAATCCTCATAAATCAATATCTATACATCTGATTATCACCATCGTCCATTTTTGGACTATGGCTCGTTATCCATTACAAATCTTATCCTCCAAAGCATAAAGAACTTTAGCCACGGTCTTATCGCCACTTACCTTCACGCAAGACTCACCAAGATCCCGGACGTCTATAGCCTCCCTGATACGGGTTAGCTCTTCGTATATCTCCTCTATCACGTCGGAGATCATAACGCACTCACCAGAATCCTTATATTTTGACCACTCTGGGAGATCGCCCTCGTAAGGTACGCAAGTGGACGGGGTTATATGTGAACAATTATACTTTCTCATGCCAACAATTTGTTAATACGTTCCTTTAACGATCTTACCTCATCCGGGCATAACCCGCAATCATTATCGCATAATGACCTTTGTAGACGAATTATCTTCCCCCAATAAGACACATCGGGTTTATCCCCGATCCTATACCTATGATACCTCATGTATCTACCCCACTGGCAAGAAAGCCATTCATCCACGGCCTTACATAGATCTATTCTATCAAGGCTTGATATACTTTGCGCGCCCATCCAGAATCTCCTTTCTCATTTCCTGTACCTCCTCGTCAGGCGGGCATCCATATGGCAGATTCTTGATCCACTCACGGATCTTCTTCTGCATGTTGAGATAGACGATGCCCACGTCACCTATGGTACGGGTCTGTTTGTATATGCTCACCACGTCACGCTCCATGGTCTTCAACGGATCGAGCATGACCATACAACCGGCGGTGCTCCTAGAAGCGTATTCCATATCGCTAACAACGGTAGAGGAAGCACGATTCATCATACTTCTCTCAATCCTTTCTCTCTCGGCCTTTAACGCCTTTTCCTTACAAGTATTACAACCCACGACTAAATATTTTTATGTTTAACAATCCACGCAATTAGTAGCCATCTCAAGAAGCTCTCCGACACGATCAATGATCTCATGAGCCGCCTCTATATTATCCAACCTGACGTTAGCCTCAGCCACGACCATAAGCGTCTCCATCTCCTGTATCTTATTTATAAGATCCTTATCCTTGTCCTCGCATAGGATATCAGTCTTAATCCATAGCCGATCAAGACGTCTGCGTATAAGATCCGTCTTAAGATACTTGCGACTGAAGTTGTAAGTAGAAGGGCTACCTATGATCTTGATATCATATATACCATCAGGTAGATCAAGGTACTTGACATTACAATCATCGTAATTAAAGCAATTGAGGCCTAATGTTAGGCTAGTAAAGGTATTGACCTGATTCTTGCCAAGGAACAACGTAACGGGGTCGGACATGCCCGGCGTAGTGATCTCGATAATCGCCTTCCTGTCCTCCAGTAGCCCCCACTCAGACTCATCCAATACCTGAAGCACCTTAGGATCACGTGTCTCTAGCACCTGAAATGACAGCCGAATATCATTCATGTTAACCTTCTTATCGTACCGGCACAAGCTATCGTCATAACGAGCCTGCATATCAAGATCCGGGACATCGGTATAATATGTCTTGACCTCATGACCGTTGATAAACACCGATGTTATCTGGCAAACATGAGACCTAGCGACATCGAAAAACACCATCCTTACATTACCCTCATAATCAACGCCAGATGTCGGGTATGTCAATATCTGGGTATTATACTCACCATCGTTACGTCTAGCCACGACAGTAATAACGATAGGTTTCTCTATATCGTAATCATCCATGATAATCCTTGCGGCGAACTTATCATGAATTATCTTCGGTATGATATTTATCTGATTCATCTTTACTACTTTTAAGCAAAGATACAAAATAGGGTCATACCAATACAATAAACCTACTTTTAGATAAACCCTAAGGCATTAACTATATCATCACGATCACCGATAAAACCTTTATCAATCATCATAGAAAGCAAATCGGTAAGAGTAAAAAAACCATAATCGTCAACATACGGTCTACTTAACAAAACAAACAATATAGATATTATGCGATTGTCTTCCTTGGCAATATCAAATAGCTTCAACATGTCATCTGACATATAATTTCCTACATTCAAACTTACCATGTCGGACAATGGCAGATAATCAATATTCCCATCACCACTATGAATAAGATTGCTACAATAACTCAATATAGGATCAACGCTATCATCATAATCATCAGAATCGCAATTGACATAATCGACAATTAAACGCATCACCTTATCTTTCAAATAGAGAGAAGAACATTTAATAGCCAAATCCTTAACATCCCCACCATCATATTCCCCAAGAAGCTCTATCATCATAAATATATCCACCCATATCATAGACAGTCGTTCGTCAACAATATACATGAATGTGCCAGAATCCATCAAATCTTTGACTATATCTTCAGATTCATCTAAAGAATCAAATAATGATGATACTTTAAAAAGTTGCTTCTTATCATCAAACACCGTATAAAAGTCATGTGATTTTATATTAACCATAATATTAGAAATTAAAATTGTTAGACAAATACTGCGATTCAATATAATCGTCAAGGAACGGTGTGCTATTATCAGGAATCCACACCTCATCAGACAACGCGGCCATGCCAAACTCATCAGCTATCTCATCCCCAGACACATAATCATAAGCCTTGACGCCAAAAATCTTAATCCTTTTAACCTTGCCAAAAGCGGACTTGACTTCCTTTATCTTCCTATCCAACTTCCTCACCCCATCGACGAACTCAGAGAAAGTGACACCACGCTCATCTAAATAGCTCTTTATAGCCCTCTCTATGGTCTTGATACTGACATTACCAAAACCCTTCTTCCTGACCTTGTTCTGAACCTTTTCCTTAAAAGAAATGCTCACCCCGTTGTTCTTGGAGGACACAAAATCCTTAAGGTCACGTTTCCTGATCGAATCCATGGAGTCATAAACAACACGTTTGATATCCTCGGCGCGCTTCCTATTGCACTCATGGGCTTTATAGGTAGGATTATTTATATTTCGTTCATCCTCTAGCTTGCGATGCTTAGGAGGGCAATTGTCCCAATAATAATACCTCGCATTGTTGCTATGCACAAAAAGATCAGGATGCTCCTTCTTCGCCTTCCTCACCATAGCATAATAACCGTGTACAACAGCCACGTTAACATAACTGATCAAAAGCCACCTAACTAACTTTATCTGATAAGCAAGATTATCACCACCAAAACGATGATGCTTGATATAGTAATTAACTATTTCATTCACAAAGTAATAGAACCACTTGATGTTGCATTGAACCCCCAGCGTCCTAAACCTTATAGGGTCAAGACATATGATAAGAATGCCTATCAACGTCTCCGATATCGGCTTCTCAAGTATCTCTGACTTGGATGATGATTGACGCTTTATCCTAGGGTTATCGCAACAAGGATTAGCATTGTCATTAAGCAAATAAGGTAGGATGACCTTGCCGGAATCCCTCCTCAAGGCCCTATTTTCTTCTGACATCCTCTTTTTTTCTGAGGAAGAGACGAATTGATCAAATATAAGCATTATCTTTGCCATAATTAGATTTGGTTTTAGCACAAAGGTACTAAAAACTTTGTCATTTCAAAATGAGTGCTTGTGAAAGTACTCATTTTTTTTGTTTATGATCACGGCTTTTTACGGCGATCGCTATGGTCGAAATCCAACTTGGACATTGCGTAGGGAGACTATCGTAGGGATAGTTAAGAAAAGAGATGCATTTATTTATCCACCTTCTTTTATAAACACAGTTGTCTATTTTGTGACATGTGACATAGGAAACTTTCGCCCCTTAAGAAGGGAGTCTCATTATAAAGATTTTCTTTATTTATTTCATAAGTTGATTGATTAAAAAGAGTTAGCTAACGCTTTGTTATTATCTAAAGTATATAACTTAATTACATTAACATGAAAATATGTAGTAGATTGAAAAATCAAGATCTCAACAATAACTTATATCAATAATTTAGTTTAGTGTATTTTTGACATCTACTTATGTTGTCTATGGATCTTTAATCGACAAACAACTACCTACATCAGACGTTAATGCATTGATATGTTTACTTCTTTCCAACGCTTAAGCGTAATATGCCAAGGGGAAAAGGGAGGTGGGCTACGAGTCGCTCCGCTCCTGGCCGGCCGTGTGGGGATACCTCCTGCCCTGCCTCACGGGACCGCCACATTTCCTTTGGTGTCAACAGAGATAGACCTCAAAGAGATATAGCCTCACCTGGTATTTACTAGATAAGGGATTTTCTTTAAGGAAGATTCTAATTAGGTAAAAATCTGGTCAAAGAAGTTGTCTGGTCAAAGACAAAATTATATATTCGCGATACGGTCGGTTGGATGAGCGGTTTAGTCGGTGGTCTGCAAAACCATATACCCCGGTTCGAATCCTGGACTGACCTCATTTTGGTTTTGGTTGGTACGTGGGTAAGGATGAATGGCAAGGGATTATGGTAGATCATAATCCCTTTTCATTTAGGAGGATCAAAATTAGACGTCCATCTAGCTACATCACTTATCCTAAAATTATCTATCACAAAAGATCCTCTATTACTGCCATCCCTTTGTCTATTAAGATCTATATTATATAACCTCAACGAATAACTAGGGCATTGTAACTGCCCCACAAGAATACCATTAATAAAACAAAACAATTTATTATCAATATTCCTTGCCATAGCAACATGATACCATCTACCAACATTTACATTACCTGCATTGATCCCATATAATCCTCTATAAGTGGCGAAATACAAACATAAGCCATTATCATTTGCTATACCAAAATAAAAAATACCATTAAACCATTCATGACCAACAGCGCAGCCATTAATGATAGCTAATGGCTTATACCAAAAATCAATAGTAAATGGATCTCCATCGTTAAAATAAATGGATGACAACACATTGGATGTATCGATCATTCCATAAGAATCGGATGTATTCGTGTATTTGTATCCAGTCCTTGTAAGATCTGTAGCGAACTCCCCTCCCTTGATGCTTAAACCATCCTCAATATTAGGGGAGGGGGGGGGGTATCCATCAACCTTAAAATTATTATCAAATCTCATCAAAAACCTTGTATGTTCATCAACAAGATCATCATTATTATTATTCAACATTCTTCTTCTCATAAAATCTTTATCCTATTTAATATATATACCAATACCAACAATATCATCGAGATACCAGCTACTATCCACGCTATAGGCCATCTTGATCCCTTCTTATCATCTACATCCTTAGATTTGATATCTATCTTATTGTCCAAATCCTTTATATCATTCCTCGTCTTATTGACTCCAACGGAATCGGCCGTCACCGTGCTGTCCCGCCGGCCAATGACGATATGGGTATCTGTCTGCGAGGACACCGGTCGCTCCCCCGTGGCAGGATCAACATCCTTGTCCGTATCAAACTTCCTCTCCGTTATAACAATATCGGCATTAAGATCAGATGTCTTGATCTCTACGATCTTCCGATCCATGACCTCATCTATCATCGTCTCTATCCTGCTGATCAACCCACTATCAATAGACGCTTCGCTAACCTGCCTCCTGCTTCCGCAAGAGGACAGGGACAGCGACAGACCTAAACAAAAAATCGCTCTAAGACTTATCCTTAACCTCATCATCAGCAATCTTCTTTATATCGTCAAAAGCGTCATCCGGTAAGGATTTAGCCGATCCGAAAAGTTTCAAGATATTAACCCTGTTGAATATACTCTTAAACACCTTTACTATATAAGTATCAGGGAAAGCCTCCCCTATCGTGTTAAGGAACAACATGACATAAGCAACAAGAGCGGCATAAACACCATATTTGGTCACTACCAATATAGCGGAAGCGTCATCCTCCTCGATGCTCAATGTCTTGTATATCACGCATAATGTCATGACTATAAAACAAGACAGGAAAAACTCCTTGAGTATCCCTACCAGCCTGACCTCCCTAAACCACCGGTATAGGGAGAACCGGCGTTTACGGCTACGACGGACTTTCCACCTTCTGGCGCTCTGGATAAGTCTGGCTATAAAATTAGCCAACAGCACTACAAGAAGAACCTCCAGCAGATGATGAACCGGCTGGAAATAAGCCCAACATGAAGTACCATAAGCGATAGCGATATTCCACAAAGCCCCAATCTTATCTAACATACCCTTATTATCCATTACTAATGTCATCTACAAAGTTAATCACTATAGCATTAAATGCCTAAAACACCACGGCATGTATACCGTTCCTCGTGTCAAGACTATCAAAATGCAACCAATTCACCTTACCCTCAAGCCGGAAAGGATATGGAAGCATATCCTGATGATCCAAGATCAAGCCTCTAGCCTGTTCCGCTGTCATTGACTTAACATCGAAATCCCCAGCCTTACCCAACACATGAGCGGATAGATAAACATCTTTCTTATCCTTAACTATCTGGCAGATGTTGCATCTAAGACCACGTTGGGAAAACTGCCCCTGCTTGTCCCAATTATTACAATACATAGGCTGTTTAATTATATCCCTCCGTAATATAAGAAGATTATGGAGAAACGCTGTATCAAGAAACTGCCACGATCTGTCCTTCCACTTATTGTACGTATGAGGACATACCAATTCTACTATATCAAAATACAATCCAAGTTCTTTTATGATATCATTTCTATCCATATTAAGCCGGTTTTATCGTCCATCTCTGGGCGTAGTTATTTTTTAGCACATATATCTTCTCCATAGGCGTAGCTGGAGACCCGTTGGACTGGCCTTTCACGAATCCCTCGGGGGCCTGCTCCATGCCGGAAGGACGCTGGTTTTCGGTTGGATAAATAGTATCATACATGCTTACCGAAAGACTATAGAACTGGTTCCTCTTCCCATCCTTAGCCACGGATGTCATAGTAATCTGATCCCATCCTACAACAAGGTCGTAGAAGGAGTTTACGAAATCATCTGATCTTTTTTGGCTATGAGTGGATGCATTCACGTTAAACCGTGTAATAGCCCTCATCTCATAAATATAATCCGGAAGCTTATCCATTCTAAGACTATTGCTATTAGCTGCAATGAAACTAGTAAGATGTTCCAATCCCCTTCCAGACATATTATCATCATTCCAACCCGTCCTCCTTTCTCCATTCATCCAGTCATCTAAAAAAATAAAATCAGTAATGTTAGGATTTATCTTATCTACCTCAAAAAAAGGGAGGGTGTTTATATCAAAATAATTCCACATATCAGAAGGGCCTTGAGTTATATCCAACGAAGTTAATTTAGGAAGATCATTAAACTCCTTTATATACCTATCCAAATAACATGAAGACAATTTAAGGGTTTGAAGATTTTTCATATTTTTTATATTCCTTATCCCGCTAGATTCTATATCCCTAAGATCAAGCATATTGAACATGCTTAAATAATATACCTCAGTTTTACTGGTTATAGCCTTGGGCATCGCTGTCATTCTAGCACCTACATTTCGAAGATTAATATAAATTAATTTTTTGGATCTTGACAACTTATCTACAGGTATACCGTCATTAACATACAGCGTATGCGATACGACCAAAAATTCAAGACCCGGAATATCTACGATCGGGAAAGCCGTCATCTTACAAGTTTGAATATTGGCATAATAAATATCACAAGTAAAATCTATCGATACAGCCCGTTGTACGTCCCTCCTCCCATCAGCGTAAGCATGATTATCCACAGGTACGTATTGCGATCCATCCTCCTTCCTGAACCACCACGTAGTATTTGGATTTTTCCTGTGTTGTATTGCCAAAGAACGGAATATAATACGATAATCATCCTCCCCTTGAACCTTGGTCATAGGAAACTGCTCCTTTATTCCATCCCCCCAATCCACATTAGCTATACCGGGCTTTCTGGATCTAAGCTCAACAAACGAATTAAAAGGATTACCAACGACAGGATCGGGTACATAATTATAATCATCGGTATAATAATTTCTAAGTGCCCTGTCCCATGTAGTGAACCACACGAGCTTATTTAATGAAGCCTCATATTTATATAATGTCTTAGCCATTACCTATCTTGTTAAAATATTCTACAATAACATTCCTGTCCAATCCCATAGAATCACATAAAAACTCCCCTTCTGGTTGACCCCCAAACGATAATACCTTATCCGTATCATGAGCTAAAACATCTCCATTGCCTACAAAAGTACGCCCATCGTCAAATACGATAAGCTTATATGACTTATACGACCTCGTGTCAATATCAGAAGATCGTATTGACCTTAACACCGAAGCCTCTGGCGCCATACTAAACCTCCATCCATAATTATTCATAAGCACATAAACCATCTCCATAGGAGTCGACGGAGAGCCATTAGACTGACCCTTTATAAAACCAGAAGGCGCCTGTAATACGCCACTAGGTCTTTTATCAACAGGATTGGCAGCCAAATACATACTTAGATACAATCCATAAAACTGATTCCTTTTGCCATCGGAAGCAGAGGAAGACATAGTGAGATAATCAAACCCCATTACCTTCTCATATAATGTTGATATAAACGTATCACATCGACTTTGGGTCAACAAGGAGATATGCATATAAAAACTACTCATAGATCTCATCTCATATATATAATCCGGTAGATTACTTACATCTATATTACTATAGCCATATGAGGCGGTAAGGCTAGTGATGTTTTCCAGCCCCTTGCCGATCATATACGGATGCCAGCTCACGACAGACCCATACCATCTATTTATATGATCGAAGGTCCTTAAGCTAGGATTTATCTTATCCACCTCATCCATAGCCGGGCATGTATTAGGGTCAAACGATGGCATAGCCACTCCTGGGGATATATATAATTCTTTTAGCTTGCTAAAAGACAGCCATTCCCTTGGATATACCCTAACCCTGCAACCTGCCAAAGATAATGTTACAAGATTAGGCCACATAGAGGGGAATTTCCTTATATTAGAAGACTCCGTATCATTAAAATCAGCCGTTCTACTTAAATTAATGCCTTTTAACTTAGTCAACCTATCCCAATCGTCTGGTATGGATGTCAATGTCCCTACACCTAATTCGTTAAGTGTTATATACTCTATATTTACCGATCTACGTATCCTATCTTTAGGGATATCGGTTATATTCCCATCTCCGGTAATGGATAAGATTAAGTTGATAATACTTGGAGCGTCTAATATCGGGAATCCTACCATCATTATCCTTGCTGTTTGAACGTATGTAATATCATTCGTAAAAGTCATGGTAATGACCCGCTCTTTATCTAGCCCGTCAGCGTAAGCATGATTAGGCGCAGGGATATACTCACTCCCGTCTTCCTTATAAAACCACCATGGATGGCTATCCGGATTCTTACGATAACTTATATCCCTTCTCCTGAACATCAACCTATATCGCCCGTATATGGATTCGCTCCTATCCTTCACGAAAGGAAATTGCTCTTTATTCCCGTCACCCCAATCGACCTCACACATTCCTGGGGTCTTGGAATAAAACTGTATACTCTCATTGTAATTATTAACATTCAATATAGGATCAGGCACGTCATCAGTAGTATCATTCCTGTCAACGCCCCTAAAAGCATATTTGCCTTTAGTAAAAAAGGTTATAGACCCTTTATTCGTATCCTTACATATCAGCCTCATACCTCTCCCTCCTCTATTCTCCTGAAATACTCGACAATCGGTGAACTGTCCAATCCCAGATCGTTACAGATATCTATAGCCTCGTATTTGTCGGCGAAATTATACTTACTCATATTATCATCCAATACGTCTCCGCTAAATACTGATACATGCCCATCCTTTACGCCAAGGACGAACGGGGCGATCCTGGTCTTCCCCGCCCGACTTGCCCTCGTAAGGGCGGCCTTGGAGGCTGGCGCCGGGGCCAAGACCCATGTCTGCCCATAGTTGTTGGTAAGTACATACACCTTCTCCATAGGCGTCGTAGGATTACCATTACTAACCCCCTTGACAAACCCATCAGGAGCCTGATAAACGCCAGACGGTCTCTTATTAGTAGGAGCTACGGCAGCATATAAATCTAAGGTAAGTTTATAAAACTGATTCCTGTTACCGTCAGAAGCCGTCTGTGACATCGTTATATAACTCCACGACATTATCTTATCATAAAACGTGTTAACGAACGTATCAGCCCTCTCCTGCGTATTTATAAATCTACCACCATCACGCAAATTCCATACCCTAAATTCCCTTATCTCATACAAGTAATCCGGAAGATCGTCTACCGGCACCGTACTTGAAGAACAATATGCCCGCTGAATCTTGTTCAACTTCCCTCCTACCAGATCTTGTTTCCATGAGCTACCATTACCCATAAAAGCAACGCCTGCCTTATCATCCCCCACCTTATCCACCTCATCAAATACAGGTATATTATTCCTATCGCTTACAATATTTATATACACAGCCGGAATAGAATTAAAAGCCGGATCATAAGAAGGGATGTTACACCAATTGAAATCAAACTCGGTAAGATTCTTCCATTCAGAGAACCTTCTCCAATTAGAATCAGGATTATCAGCGAAATTAAAAATACTATTACATCCGAAATACCTCAGATTTTTCATATTTAAAAAACCTTCCGGCCAATTGTCCCAAACACCATGATGAGAAAAAGACCCCATCTGTATATTACGAAGATTAACGCTCCTACTTATCCTGTCATATGGGATATCGCCATTTTTAAGAACGGATCTGACCATAGCCAAATAAGTTATATCAGGTAGATTAACTACAGGAAACTCATGGAGGACAATACCATCCATATTAAATTCCCCATCAATTACGTTAGAGAACCTCATCGTAACCTCTCTACGCCTGATATCGCTATATTTATGTGGGGGGACTGGTATGTATTGTGAACCATCCTCTTTCTTATACCACCATACGGTATCATCCGGATTCTTTTTGTACTCAATATCTAAAGACCTGAATACAATCCTATAACTACCATCAGATATCTTGACCAAAGGGTATTGATCCTTTGTCCCGTCCCCCCAATCAACGTCCACGAATCCTGGATTTCTTGTCGAGAACCTAAGACTGCGATTAAAAGCACCATCTGATATTATCGGATCGGGTATATAATCAGCGCCCTTACCATCATAACAAGGGAACCTGTCCTCATTTACTATAAACGTGACATAGGACGCCACCGTGTCGTATCCTGCTAAAAAAGCCATACCATTAATTTATTGAGGTTATATCATAAGACACCCATTCCTTATACCCGTTAACCATCTCATATACCTTGTTGATGGTCTTGCATACGACAGCGAATCCAATATCCACGTTAGGGAACTTCTCGTTAAGCTCATCAATAGTAAGTTCCATGACAATACTCTCATCCCATTTCCTCATCTCCTTTACCTCCATAAGGATCGGTTTTCCGGTTACGCCTACGCTCATCACCCATTCTCCCTCACGATTGGAATCAGCCAGATCCGGGAAGATCGTAACACCAAAAAGATCGGAGAGGGTGAAGGTCTCGCCGGTACGGGTAAAGGACGCCGCCGCCCCGGGGGTAAGAACCACCTCGTTCACGGCCAACAGGCTCGTAAGTTTCTTGACTCCTCCTGATACCGTGGCGTTAAACACGACAGTAACATTACCGGTAGCGCTATTAACGAACTTAATCTCATCCTTATCGCTATTTATAGCTTGTAAACGTGATCCAGATACGATATTCACGATCTCATAGTTCTTGTCATAAGTGCTTTGCAACGTGACATTACCATATCTTGTATCAATCAACGTAATCCACTTAGCCTTACCACCTACTATCTCTACAAGTTTATAAAAAACGTTATTACCATCAGCGTCAACCCATCTAGCTATAGCTCCAGGAGCGAAATTAGTCACCTCCCGATCTTGGGTATAACTTATAGTGCTTTCCGTAGGCTTATTAGCCAAAGTAACATAAAGGCATTGCTCTACGTCGGCTTCCATCTTAACTATCCCAGCTCCATCGTAATAATAATCAGGTACATTTTTTTCTCGTATCAACAAGATAGTACCTTCCTTAAGCTTATCGGCGTTAGTTGGATCATCCACGAAAGACTTCATCTGGATATAAGTATCGAAGATAATAGACGTACTCTTATCCTCTATCTTCTGATTGATATCATTGACAATATTATTAATCTCGTCTTTCGTATAATAAGGAGATAAATCAACCTTCGGACCTTCCTGCTCTAAAGCCTGAGTTCCATCCCACCAATAATCAGGTACCTCCTGCTCCCTGATCCAGAAGCTGTCCCCCACACGGAGCTTAGCCGTGTTCTCCGGGACCGCCAGCCACTCATTCATGGCATCGACCGTATCAAAGATATACGCCGTGTTCTTGCCCTCGGCTATACGTCTTACGACAGCCAACTCGCTCTCGACATCGCTAAGTCTTTCCTTTATATTATTGATCTCCCGCTCCAGCTTATCATAATTATCCTCCTGATCTATAGCATCGCCTATAGACATATAGACCTCATTGGTGAGCTTATTATAAGTAATACGGGCTACTTTCTGATAAGAAGTCTTATATGTACTTGCCCCCTTACTAGTATTGCATATAAAATCATATGTGTTTTGATACACGACAGATCCTCCGGTATTGATAAAGTTATACCCATCCTGTCTCATCGTACCGCCCTTATACCCTACAAGCTCAAAAGAGCATTTACCCGTACCTTTAGATCCAAACCATGTGGAGTAGGCTATAAACTGAGTCTCTTCAGGTAATATATCATAATATTGAGCACGAAGATCCTTTACCGACATCCATACACATTCCTTGCCTGATCCGGTATTGTCTCCTCCCCATTTAAGTACGCTTCTTACATGATCGTCATTATTACCTGGACCAGCGAATCCTACGCCTAAATTATCTATGGTAGGAACATTCGAGTTAAGAGCCTCTGTCATGGTATCCAAATCCCTTCCTGAACTTTCGTCCCACAAATATCTGAACGTAACGAAATCCACGTCACCGATCTTAATACCACCGGTATTGCTAGGATATGTTTTAGTCACCAGCTCATAATACCACTTTCCGCCCCTAAACGTGACTCTTATTCTCTCCACTTGCCTTGGAGATATAGATACGTACGATCCTCCAACAGAGACGCTGGCGTCATCTTCGGCACGGGTAGCGCCTTCTTTTGGCTCCTCCGGGTCTACCGGAGTATAGATCGTGGCTTGCTTATCACCTGTATTGATGACAACGATATAATAGCTATCACCTTCCAGACCTTGCTCATGAGCCATCGTAACAAACCCCTGTTCGCTTTCCGGCCTCCATTCGACTACAACCATATGTTTGTCCATAGGTATACCAGATACGCTATTAACGTAGTTGGTTGATGACATGAAAACAGCATGGTCATCATAAGCCTCATCCACACGCTGATGTTTCGTGGCCAGACCATCAAGACGTGATATCTCAATGGGGTCGATAACCTCAACCCCATTATAATCATACCACTTATATCCGATCATCGTATTCTCACGACGATATTTCCTTTTCCTTATGACCTCACCGCCAGCCATGGCGTCGATCATATAATAATCATTGCATGTTCTTACCATAACATCACGGATTAACAAGTTTGACATAAACAAGCCACGATAGTAGCGCCAACAGGAATGGAGGTCAGCGTCGTACCTACCGGGTAGGTCTGGGAGGATGACTCCAGCACCATCACCGACATCCGCTCAACGACCATATTATTATCCATCAACCGACTTCCCTCCACATAGAACCGGCCATCGGCTACCTCATAGCACTCGCGCACCGGGACCATATGTCCTTGGCTTTTATCCGCATAATCACAGATCGTGACCTTAGCCCTCTCTGGAATAGAATTAAGCTCATCGCCAGCATGATAATCAGGGTGGTCGGAATACACGACATACAATATAGACTTAATGTCCTGTAATGCCGGATTGACCGTCCTGAATCCCTTTAAATGGATTTTATGACCACCAACCTCATAGCAGTCATCTACCTCCATGATATTAAGGTCACAGCTTATTACCGTCCAACCACTAACCGTATCTTGGGTAGGGGTGGTGTTCGTAGGATGATCAGGATCGGTTGACTCCACGATCTTATAATCAAACTCCCGGACATTAAGCTTATAGTCAATAGACTCCTGACGCCTTATCTTGACCGTACCATTCCCTGTATCATAGCAGGTATCTGTCGTATCCAAGAACCGATTCTCCATATCAGGCATCTCACACTCAACCCTACTCCATTTATTAATCATAGAGGAGTTAATATCGCCTACCTCATATTTATCGTCCTCTGACTGCGTAACCTCGTAGAAATGATAATACTCATATCCTAAAGAGTTATATATAACGATATTATGGATCTTAACCCGTTTATCGTTCTCCGTAACATAACACTGATCATAGTAAGATACATGCCTGTCACGAAGGTTCTCAAGCTCGCAAGGAGATTTCTTCCATCCAAAAGGGATCTCATCATATTCCTGATCTATTAAGATAGTGCCGTCCTCGCTCTCACGTACAATATACTTGGCTTTCCTATCACCTAGATCACCGTCATAAGAGACAACCTTATCCACCTCAATACGCTGTCCTTTGAAGAGATAACACTCACGATATACTTGAACGTTTCTATCCTCCATATCCGTGAAATCACATGGAACCAAGGAGAAACTCTCGGGGAGGGTAGCTAGGCCGGCTCCCGGGACGAAGCTGGCGTCATCCGAATCAAGGACCTCGAAACGGGTGTATCTGGCCTTTATCTTGGAGTCATAAGAGACCAGTCTACGAAGCTTGACATTACCATTGCCCCCGTCATAACATTCGACATAAGACTTGATATCACGCTCCTCCATATCATCAAAATCACAGACAGCCCTTACCCACGTATCTGGCAAGGAACTGAAGCTGGCGCCCTCAGGCTGTGACGGATCGGTAGTCTCCAGGACTTTATAGCTCTTATCCCTAACCCCTATATTCCCGTCCCATGACGTGAGAACCTCCAGCTTCACCTTACCGGCCGGTGTCTTATAACATTCTACAGTTACCTCAATATCCCGATCCTCCATATCCGTGAAGTCACAAACAACCTCAACCCAGTCATCACTTATGCTAGTAATGAACTTACCTACCGGGTTCTCAGGATCGGTACTTTGCTTGACGCGATACCATTCCTTTCTGGTACCCATCTCATAATCAAATATCTTATATCCCTCTATCTGTACTCTCCCGGTACCGGTATCAAAGCATTTAAGAACCGGTATTATCTCCCTTTGAGTCATATCAGGGAAATCACATACTATACGATTCCATGTGTCAGGGATAGCGTCATACTCCGTACCGATAGGATTACTATCGTCTGTCGTATTCACTACCTCGTAATGGGATACCTCGGGATTCAGGCGGGGGTCAACTGACTCTACGCCCTCGATCTGGACCTTACCGCCTTCCGTGGCATAACATTTACTTACGAATATCAACTCCCGATCGGTCATCTCGGCTATACTACAATCTATAGCCACCCATTCGGCAGGAACCTTATCTAATTCCGTACCGATAGGAGTATCGACATCCGAGGAGTTGACGATAAATATCTTCTCGGCCAGTATCTCCCCCTTATTATTCATATAGGTATGGATACGAGCCTCTACCTGACCACCCGGCGTGCGATAACATTGGTTGACGATCGACACACGGGCGTCCTTGATGTTAATGAACTGATAATCCTTTCTAGGGACATCGCTTACAAGTCTCTTTACTCCTTTATCATCGAAGTACACGTAACACCCGTCATTCCTCATCATGACCGGATACGTCTTTCCGTCTATTACAACCCCTGAGAAGTCATCTGGCGGAACGGAGAAACCCATGCTTCCGAATATAGAAGCCAGTCTCTTTAAATACTCATTAATCGCGGACATACTACAATATTTAAGTTCTTATGCCTCAAAGTTAATAAAAAAGGGGAAAGAATTGAATCTCTCCCCTTTAGGAAATATATGAACGCAAAAAAGGTTCTTTATTTCGGCTCGGTTACGATAGCCGGACCAAGACCAGCAGCCGCCCCGATCATATTGATCATCTCCTGAACACCCTCATGAGCGCCATAGCGTACACGTAAGATCAGGTTAACCGGATCATCGGCGATAACCTTTCCGAATCCCTGAGCGTATCTATGAGGATTGAGCGTAATCTGGAAGTCAACGTACTGAGCCGTTTGCTCTACACGGCTATATTCGTTCATGAACGTCCGCCCCATGAAATCCTGATGTTTCGGGAATCCATTGAAGTGAGCGTACCCCTTAAGCTCATCATCCATCATATTGCCTCCTACGTGAGTACGCGGGGCTTTGCTGGACAGTCTCTCGAAATGAAGCTGATCCCACCAGATAGGAGAACCCTCATCCAAAGAATCGGGGTAACCGCCACTAGCACCTACGATCTCAACGCTATCCTCGATATAAGTCATTTGATCCATCAAGCACTCTGATGGAGATAACAACATTTCCTTGCCACGGAAACGGATACCGCACTTGCAGTTACTACCAAGCTCTTGTGCTGATTCCAATTTCTTCCACATCCTGTTGCGGTATGATGCCGGAGCCTCGCTGGTGAAGAATCCTTCAAATACCTTGTCACACTCATCGCACAACATATTGGTATATACCTCTGTCTGGAAACTATGCTGGCAAGCCGCCGGAGTACCGTAGTCAGTGATCTCCAGTTCCGGGAAAGCCTGTTGGATTTCCTCCAAAGCACTGTTTCCACACTCATCATCCGGGATCGTGATATAATACTTCTCGGTGGATACCTTGCAAGAACCACAAGCTGACCATGAAGCGGTACGAACCGTAGGATTCTCGCACATGTCGGATGTCTTAGCCACATAGTAGATGATAGCCGTAGGATTGGCCTCCACGAAAGTAGAGATCTCCTCATCCGTCAATTTCTTGGAAGTAGCGGCAATATACAAACCTGATCCCTTGATCTGACTCATCTTATTAACCGTATCGGCTACAACGTTAGGCAATGACTCCACCGTAGTAGACATATCAACACCATCATCCTCCAAGGAAATAGAATACAGATAGCCACCCTTAACCTCGGTATAGTTAGGAGGACAATCCGTACATCCTTTCATGATAGAGATAAGACGTTGAGTATAGTCAGCCGGTTTAGCGCCTTTCTTCATCACCTTATAACGTGACATGCTACCCTCGATAGTCTCACGTACGATCTTCAATCCTGGATATTGAGCGCGAACCTCAGCCAACGCCAGATCATCACCAGTATCGCATACCTCCATGCAATAGAAGTTGACATCCTCCGTATCAGGCTCAGAAGCCTCATTAGTACATCTTGTAACCGGAATGATATCAATATAATCAGACAACTTACCACCGCCGGCGATAGGTTGATTCTTCATCCGCTCGATACACTTCAATACGGCGGGCAACAAATCGACTTCCTCGCAAGGATCGCATTCCTCGCATTGATTAGGGGTATTGTCGCAATCATCCAAAAGGATAGCGTCATTGATCTCAACACGACCTTCCTCGTAGCCAAGAAGCTCGAAGGCCCTGCCGGCGAGGATAAGGCGGATAACGATACGGTCGCCCTTGGAAACGGAGAAAGCCGTGTCGTCAGAGACACCATTATATCCTAAGATAACATCATCTACATAAGCATGATCTTTCTTCGGCCAAGAAGCGTAGATCTCCGTGATCTCGTTCAAGGAGAATAACGGCGTGGAAAAATCCTTATCATAGATAGAGCGGGAAGCCGCTTGTTCATTACGACCGATACGGATCTCATAACGCTTGTCGTTACGAGGCTTACCGGTAAAATCAATCACGGCCTTACAACCGTTCTCGGAAGTATCTTTAGTATCGTAAATACCGATCTGTCCTTCCTTCAAGAAGATGGAATCAACATCCACCATCTTAGCGTGTGGGGATACGAAAAGTACCCGGTCTTGCGGTCTGTGCAACATATAATTAATATTTTAGTTTAAAAATCATTTACCTACGCAAACATAACAATAAACAACATCAAGGCAATAAAACATGGTCGGGAATATATGGAGACGCTATGATATTACGTTTTTTGTAAACATGTTATACTGAAAAATGATATAAGAATGCGTATACCCATAAAAAAAACAGGACAAGATTATTTATAGTAAGTATCTTATAATCAACTACTTTCTGGAGTCGGATATTTCTCCGAATCCAGAAAAATAATATTTAATTATACGGTAATGCGATAAAATCCTATTCATATAATTCTATATATCAATATATTATAATATATCTTGATAGCAAATCCCAAACAAAAAGCCTACCCGTTTCCGAGTAGGCTTAATGATCAAACTAACGGTGTTTATTTAAAGGAAGCCACATTATCCTTATCCATTCTATATCTATACAATTCATTCTCATTAAGGTTGAATTGTTTAGCGACCATATCCAGAATCTCCTCCACAAGATAATCGGGCAGCTCCGGGTCGACGTCCGTGGACTGGATACCGGCGGCGTTGATATACCCCGACAGGTCTACCCTGACAGGACGGCGGTAGTACGTCATCTTAACCTCCTCGGTACGGAAGCCTGACTCGTAGACCACGACCTTCCCGTTCCCTATGGAGTAGAATGTCTCACGGTAGTCGTAAGAAGGACGGTTATTCTCGTCTCCAAGAAGCTCATGGATATTCTCGTTCTTAGCCTCCCACATAACGAAATCAGCGGCCTCACATCCTTTGTACGAGAAAACGCCTTTTATGTTAGAAAACCATAGATAGTCGTCAGGTAAGTTAAAAGACGTAGACTCAGGGTCATCCATCCTACCCGCATTATCCAACGACATCCAATAAACAAGAAGGTTTTGGATGGAGCGTATAGTCTCGTCATCCTTCCTATTTAGATAGTACTTAACCAACCGGTCTTGGGCCTCGTTGAACAACAGTACGAACCTTCCCGGATCCAGCTTAATCCCGCCATTGGCCAGATTCTGCTCGTTCTTCTGCAAAGACCTTAGATACGCTTCTTGGATTGTCATCGTCATTCCTCCTTAACCTTATCACCTTCCTCTACGTCATCCTTCTTCTTAATATCCTTAACCTTCTTGGCCTTGGACTTATCATCGATATTAGACATAGACATGATCTCCTCATACTCATCCAATACATTAGCCTTTATGTTAATAAAGTCTTTCTTGGTAGCCAAGAACTCGGCGGATGTCCGAACGTCAGGTCCTATGATCTGGCCATTATATTGTAATCCGGATGGAGTCATATTGATACGACCATTTCGTTGAAGGACGTTTACGATACGGTAAAACTCAAGAACTTCCTTGAAATCACCTTCCAATGACCGATCCCAGATATCAAGCAGATAATCGACATTGGTCTTCTTCTCATTCATCCAGTTTGATAGAGATCCTGTATAATACTCATCCTCCGTGAAATCCGGGCGAGTTACGATACCGATGTAAAGAAGAAGATCGATGACAGCCTGACGATCGTCGCCGCCTTTCTTAAGAGCGCTGATAAACTTATAGCTGATGTTCATCTTATTGATCTCACGCTGCTGAACGAAATCCTTCATATTGTCTTTCTCCACGAAACAGAACATGGAGTTCATGAAGACAGGATCGCCATCCATTTCCTGAGGAGTCAACATGCCGGAAAATACAGCCAAATATAAATAAAATAGATCTACGGTATTAGCCGTATTATAAACCTTACCCATGAAGATCTTATCCTTAGCGTCATCCCAAAATTCTAAATTGGTTTGAGATAGATCCATCTGCGACATTTCCTCGAAAGGCTTCATGATATTATCTACCCGCTGTTTGACGAGCTTATCGATCTCATTCTTGTCAAGACCATTATAGCATCTTGATCTTGGATAAAAACCGGTGTTATAGGCCTTGGAGAAATCATCCCAAGGGCAACATACGTGAGTGGCGTTCTCCGGGAACGGAGCTTTAGCTATATTAGCGTCTTGAAAGGCCTGAGGAGCACTTCCATCGTGTTTGCCTACAACCTCATATAAGGTATCTGACATGATATTGAAACCGTTTACCTCGGCCAATACCTTCCTTGATTTTAAAATTTCTTTCATTTCCTTTTTTTGCGTTACTTAAAAAAAGAGGAGAGGACACCCTCCCCTCTAAAAACCAAATTACATATATGAAAAAACTTAGCCGAAGTAGTTCGGTTGAAGCTCGATAATCAAGAACTTACTGTTATCCATAACCCAAGCCGCTGAAGCTGAGTGGCACCAGAATTGCTCTTTCATGCCCGGCAAGGATGATACGATCTCATTACCGTTGGCTTTGTGCGCCCAACGACCGTACTCATAACCCCACCACATGCTTACGCCTTCTGGCTTGATATAGAATACGTTGTTATTCATATTACCTAACTTAGCGTTAGCCGTATTAGGAATAGCGGAATACGCGTTAGTTGATCCAGCGTCAGTGATATTCTCGATAATACAAGAATAAGATGATCTAGGATACATGCCATTCACTAACTCGCTACGATCTGTCATGTCAGCGTAATCCAAAGAAGGATCATGCTCGAACTCAACATTACCGATTCCAGGGATGAAAGCTCCCTTAACCTGAACCGGACCTAAGATCATGGCGTCATTAGTACCAGAGATAGGGTTAGAAGGCAACATCCTATCGCTTCCCATACCCCAGCTTAAGTTCTGCAAGGTAGTGAAGAACGATTCCCTGATCAACTTCTCTAA